TTACTTATGATGAATTCCCTCTTGTTGCAGTGACTGATATTGAAAGATGGGGATTCAAAGGAATTAATTTTCATTGGGGAGAACCTAGAAATTATACCTGGATTGAAGTCAACAGTAAATTATTAGAGATTAAACCGAATGAGATTGAGTATCTACGCTCACTTCAATATGCAAAATTCAGGACTAAATAAATAAAAAACCAGTATAAATGTCTCATACTCTACAAAAAATTGAGATTTCCAATTCTCATGTAAATGGGAGAAGAAGTTAATGAATCTTAGTGTAACATCGGTCCCATTTAAGATTATATTGCCTAGTGGAACTTCCCTAACTGGGATTACCAAAACTGGGTTTTCGAAGAACAATAACAAATTATCAGATGGAATAACTGGTTATTATACAGAAATTGGCAGAACAGAATTTAATCAATTAAACAGTAGCCCTGGAACCGCCAGTCTTACGGAAACATTTGCAGCTCCTGGCTCTGGAGCTCCAAAGTTTTATAAACAAGTTGGTTTTTATAATAAAGATCTTGATAAAAAATTTATACCAACTAGTTTAACTGGAGCAGAATTGGCACAAGAATTTGCAAAATTTAATGCAAATTCTTCACAGTCTCCTCAGTTAAATACTGTTGTTGCTACAGCAGTAAATACAGTTGCTAGAAATCAAAATGTACCTCCAGCAACTGTATCAGCATCATTATTTGGTTCAAATGTTTCTACAGCACAAACTACACAACCGGCAGCTGCTCAGCCGGCTGCTGCTCAGCCGCCGACCCCTCTGTTGCCAGACAATTTCATAAATATACCAATTCCTAACAGTGATGCTTCGATAGCAGTAGATGAAAGTTTAAAAGTTCAATTAAGATATCCGCTTACAATGGATGGAAAGCAGGATAGAATAAAATTTAGTGTGAGAGAACTTAAAGGAAGGACTGATATTAATGTTGCATCTGCAAACACCGCATTTAATTTAGGCAAAAGAGATTTATCAGATATACTTGGATTTGTTTTTTTACCAATCCAACCTGCAATTAATGACAGTAATGGTGTTGATTGGGGAGGAACTACACTCAATCCAATTCAAGCATATGCAGCATCTGCTTCTTTACAAGCAGCCACATCTCCTGGTGGAATAACTGGGGGTGCGGCCGAAGCTCTAAGGCAAGCAGCAGTAGCATTTAGTACAGGATTACAGTCTTCAGGATACGGAAAAGCAATATCTTTATATTTCGCCCAAGAAGCAGTTGGAGCACAAAATTTATTATCAAGAACTTCTGGTGCGGTTTTAAATCCAAACTTAGAACTTCTTTTCAATGGTCCAACATTAAGATCCTTCAGTTTCACATTTCGTTTATCTCCAAGAAGTAGACTAGAAGCAAATGCAGTGAAACAGATTATCAACTTCTTTAAAAAAGGAATGGCAGTAAAAAAAGCAGAATCTGAAGTTTTTCTTAAAGCACCAAATGTTTTCGAAATTGAATATCAAGCAGGCGAAGGAAACCTTCATAAGTCATTAAATAGAATAAAAACCTGTGCTCTTTTAGGATGTGATGTTGATTATGCACCAGATGGCACTTATATGACATTTAATGACGAAGAAAGAACGATAACCTCATATCAAATGACATTAAGATTTAGTGAACTTGATCCTATTTACAATACAGATTATGATACGCATCCTATAGGTTACTAATATGTCAAATTACTTCCGCAGAGTTCCAGACTTCGATTACGTTAATAGGAATAAAAATAGTCAGAGAATATCTGATTATCAGACTGTAAAAAATCTTTTCAAAAGAGGAAAGATAAGAGAAGACATTTTTAATAACCTACAGTTCTTTGAGAAATATAAAATAATTGGCAATGAGAGACCAGACAATGTTGCTCTTAAAGTTTATGGCGATGAAACTTTAGATTGGGTTGTTCTACTTTCAAATAATATTTTAAATATCCAAACAGAATGGCCATTAACTCAAGATTCATTTGAAAATTATTTGTTTGAGAAGTATGGAACATTCCAAAAAATCAATGCAACAAAGCATTATGAAACAGTTGAAGTAAAAAATTCAAATGGAATTGTAATTATTCCAGAAGGTCTTATAGTTGATTCTAATTTTTCTACAAGTTATTTTGATGATGGACTAGGAAGAAAAGTAACAGCATCAAATATCACAAGAGAAGTTACCAACTATCAATACGAACAGAAACTTGAAGATGATAAGAGAAATATTTTTCTACTTAAACCAACATACTTAACTGTTGTATTCAGAGACTTAGAATCTGTCTTTAAATACAAAAAAGGTGGCGCTCAGTATGTAAGCGACACCTTGAAGAGAGGAGAAAATATTAGATTATTCCACTAATCATTCTTCAGCAAGACGCTGGAAGTATGAGAGTGCATCATCTTCGTCTTCATCATTAGAAGAACTTACAACAGGAAGTTCTGGTTCGGGACGACGTGAAGTAAAGTCGGGAGTATAACTGCCACGATCATTATCTTCATTATCTACCTCTTCATCCAGACGAGGACGATTAGCAGACTTTTGACCTAGAACATACTTGAGACGCTTCTCAAGATCTTCATAAGACTTGAACTGGTCTGGAGCAGTTACTGCTGCCAGAGAATACTCTTTCTTCCAGACGGCTTCAAGAGCATCATCATCATCCAGCAGTGGTGCAACTCGGTCAAACTCTGACTTGTCATAGTTCCAATACCCATCTTTCTTTACGATTTTGAGTTTGAAGTTAGCACCTTGCCAGAAGTCAAAAGGATTGATAGGAGTTTCATCCTCAAACTCAGGTTGCATTGCTTCCATAATCTTATCAAAGATCTTCTTACCATACTTGAATAGGAAGACTTTACCTTCGTTTGCAGGATTAGCAGGATCCTTTACGACATAAATGTTGGAGTAATAAGAAAGCTTACGCTTCTGCTTACGAACAGTTTCTTTATCAGCATCACTACCACTGTTCCAGAGTTCACGGTTGTGCTCGGAAACAGGATCTTTCTGACCAACTGTAGTCAGAGAGTTTTCAATATACCAGCCACCAGGACCTTGGAATGCATGAGTATAAAGTTTCGCCCAGGGAAGTTCTTCTCCCTCAGGTGCAGGAAGGAAACGGATAACTGCGAAACCATTACCGGTTTTATCCATTTCAGGTTTCCAGAGACGCTCATCAGCGCCACCAGAAGTATTGCTCATCTTCTCTACTTCCTTTACCAGTTTGGAAGTCAACGAACCAAGAGAAGATTGCTTTTTGAGATCAGAAAAAGACATTAGATTACCTCGTATTTGTAAGGATTTGGCCTTTGTGTACCTTGTTATTCTACAGGTCGGAACCTGTCTTGTCAATCTGCTGCTTCATGACATCTAGCATCTGAGACATATTGTTAAAGATGACATTCATATCAACGTTGGGAGGAAGGCCCATCATTGATGCAGACTCTGTAATACGTTCTTTCATTTGAATCGCTTCTGGGTCATCAGATAGACTCAAACGAGTATAAAGAACTTTTTGTTTATCAAGAAGTTTTTCTAGAATATTTACATGATGTAGTTTTTCTTCCTTTGACATTGAAGGAAACTTGAAGACGTTTTGATAAACCTCTTCCTGTAGTTCACTGATTTCAGTCATCTCTGCACGGACAACTTCAGAATTAAAGAAACTCATTTTCCCTTCAGAATAATTTCTTTCAAAATATTCTTATAACGTGGTACATCAATATTTAGAAATGAAGAATATTTTTTAAGTCTACGACTGACGGTTTCCCACACAGGGTCTTGAAGTTTCCTATCAAAATCTTTCCCGAACAGGAAAATCTTATCGTAAATTACCATAGTTTCGGGGCTAATCTTCCCGCTCAGGAAATTTTTAAGAATGGGTGGATGACCTTTAGAACAATCAAAAACCTCATCTACTTTTTGGTCTTCAAATAAACTTTGAGTTTCTTCTTTGAAAACATAAGAAAGAGACTGGTTTCTCTTTTTCCAAGATTCATATCTATCTTCACCATCACGCATCATCTCACCAATCCACAATTTACTGGGATCAGTACATGCAACAAAATTTGATACGAAAAATTCAACAATTTCTTGATCTGTCTTTTGTCTTGATACTTTCTCGAACCAAAATCTATCTTTACGTTTGTAGAAAGATTGTACGGTAGCACGACTTTTACCACAGTATTTGTGATAATCATAACTGTCTTTAGTAAAGTGATTCTTTAAAGACAGATAACAACGATAAGCATCAACAGGCATCATTCAAAAAACTAATTTTGCGCGGGAAGTTTTCTTTAGAAAGTTAAGTTCCATTGCTTCATACTTAATCTTTTCCTTCAATGGTTTAGAAATAAGTTTAGGAACTGATTCTAAATCAATATTATTTTGCTCGCAGAAATGAACGATAGCATCGATGTAGTTCATTTCTGGATTAATTTGCACAAGGTTTTCAATCTCTTGTGCGAACCTTGATGGACAAAAGAACTTACTTTCTAATGCTTTTTCTAATTCATTCTCCATCTGACCCAGTATTGTGATGTACAAATTCTTTAATATAACGAACTAATAGTTTAATATAATCCCCTTTGTTCCTTTTGTCAAATACTTGAACCTCTCCTCCAGGAGTTACCATCAATGTAATAAGTTTTTTAACTACTTGTCCAGTTAATTCATAATATGCAGCTGCATAAAAAGTTTCTTGCACGAAATAATTTTCAATCCACTTTTCTGGTTTAATTTTTTCAGAAGTCTTGAAGTCAATAACTGCAAGTTCTCCTTCATACTCTGCGATACAGTCTACTCTTCCCGCAAGTCCAAGATATTCCGAGTAAAGAGTTCTCTCGATTGCGTGAATATTATTTATCTTATCCAGATATGGCTTTGCGTGAAAAAACATATGTTTTGTCAGGAGTTGATAATCATCCCAATTCAACTCCTTGTTTTCAAGATAGTCCTGACATACTTGGTGAAAATCCGTTCCCCTTGCTGTTGCCTTTTTTGTAATACGATTTGCTTCTTCAATACCTACACGCTTCCTCCAATCAACAAATACTTGTCGATTATAAAAAGAAGTGACAGATGTAATAGAAGGCACCCAGTCTCCATTAGGAAGATTATAGAGACGGATGCTTTCTGTTGTTTTGCAATTTAATTCAATATCACCCAAATAATTATGATGAATAAAACTCATACTCCGATTTCCATTTTTGCCAAGATGTATTCTTTCACCAATCCAGAGCGAACAATATCTTCTACTCCAAATTCAACAATATCAACTGAAGGCATGATACGAAGAACTTTCATGAAATCAACAATTCCATTCTTTTCATTCGTCTTAATAAGGTCAGATTG